GAAACATGTAGTTACTCATTACGACGTTTTATTTGAAAGCGGCAAAACAGTAGAAGATATACCAGTTAGTGAATTAGAGATTAAAACATCTAATGAACATTGGCACAAAGGATATAAAAAGAAAAAGAAGTAAAATGAACAAAGCTAAATTAGAAAATATCATTCTAGAGGCGTACGAAGAGGTACTTAAAGAAAGTTTATTAGATCAATTAAACGAAGAAGAACCTGAAGAAGAACCTATACCAGAGGAAGAACCAGATATGGAAGCTCCACAAGGAACAGTTCTAGAAGACGCTACTGATAAAATACTAGGTAAATTTCCTACCTTAAAAGCAGCTTTAGTAAAACTACAAACCGAACAATTTAAAGAGTTCGTCGAGTCAATAGACTGGGTTTCTCCTAGACCAACTTCATTTAGAGTAAATCTAAAGAATGGTCAAGACTACATACTTAAATGGATGGGAGATGGATTTCAAGCTCAAATACAAGGTAAAAGATACTATATTAATAAAATAGATGATTATCAGCAAGCATTAGATAAATTAGAATTACTTTATAGAGAGTCACCAATGAAAGGAGCTGGAGAAGGAGAACCTGCTGACGTAGACACCGGAGGCGGTGGCGGAGGCGGAGGAGACTTTCCTGGAGCAGATGCTGGAGGAGGAGCAGAAGGAGGAGACGATGCAGGAGGAGATGACTTTCCAGCAGTAGATGATGGAGGAGCTGATTTATCCGATGAACCTGTAGACTTTGAAGCAGGAGAAGAACCAGACGCATAATGAACATTACAGATAAACTATACACAGAGTGGGCTTGGAGGTCTAAAACAGGTACTCCATCAATGGATAATGCTGAAGATAGAGCTCTGCTTGATAGTATAATAGGCGAAGCAACAGATAAGAATAAACCAGTTACTCCCGACGATGTAATATCTCTTATTACCTCTATATCAGACGATCAAGAAGCTTTACAGTATCTAAGAAGATACATTAGAAACAGACCTAATCAGAATGCTTTCTTTGATTATATAAAACTTCAAAACATAGACGACAATACTCTTCAATCCGGAGATGCTCCTCAGAGAGTATTTAACGTATTAGCTGATAATGATGACTTAGAAAACTATATGCTCTACATTAAAAAGACAATAAACTTTTCTGATCTAGGTGTAAAAGGAAATATACTCAGTAAATTTAACGGTAAGCTTTCAGGTAATTCTGTTAAGTCTCTTATTAATATCGGTGGCCAAGAAGGAGGAAGAGGAGTAGGTAAAGCTGAAATAGGCTTATCAACACTCATAGGCGATGTTAAAATGATGAAAGGAGAAAAAGGAGATTTAGACTGGGGAGGTAAGTACTTAGAGGTAAAAGGATCTGCAGCTAGATTGGGTAAAAGAGATCATTCATTTACCGGTGGAGCCGAAATAATAGACACTTTAGAAGCTTTACAATTAGACACTAATAGACCAGACTCTTTTATGCCTGCTCTATTTAATATATCTCAAGATAGAGAAGATGTTGACTATAAAAAAAGTGTAGAACAACTTAATAAACTACTTAATCAAGTTTACGATGAAGAGTACGTTAAAAGGTATATTACACCAGAAAATTGTACTGACTCTAATAGATTAAGAGTAGCACTACAGAAAGTATATGCTGCTACATATGCTAAAAGAGAAGGAGTAGCACACTTTATATTTGTTGATACAAGCACTGGTTTTGGAGATTACTTATCACTGGCTCCTGAACAATTAATGACTTATATAGGAGAAAATCCAAAAACATTTTCAAGTCCTATATCACTTAAAAATGGTTTAGCACCTCAAGTATTTAGGAGTGGAATCAAATAGTTATGGCAAAAGACATAAAAAAAATAATCGCACAAGAGTATTTAAAGTGCGCTAAAGATCCAGCGTACTTCATGAAGAAGTATTGCTTTATTCAACACCCTACAAGAGGTAGAATTCTTTTTTCTTTATACCCTTTTCAAGAGAAAATCTTACATTTATTTAAAGACAACCAGTATATTATTACCCTTAAGTCTAGACAGCTAGGTATATCAACCCTTTCAGCTGCTTATAGTTTATGGTTAATGGTCTTTCATAAGGATAAAAACGTACTAGCTTTAGCTACTACTCAAGCAACTGCAAGAAACTTAGTAACAAAGACTATTTTTATGTACGATCAACTACCTAAGTGGTTAAGATTAAAATCAGTTGAAAAGAATAAATTATCATTAAGACTTAAAAACGGATCAAAAATATCAGCTAAATCATCTAATGCAGATGCCGCTAGATCTGAAGCAGTATCGTTACTATTAATAGATGAAGCTGCATTTATAGATAATATAGACGAAACATATACTGCTGCTCAACAAACGTTAGCTACCGGTGGACAATGTATGGCACTGTCTACTCCTAATGGAATAGGTAACTGGTTTCATTTAACTTGGGAAAAGGCTGAAACAGGAGAAAATTCATTTTTACCTATAAGATTACCTTGGACAGTACATCCTGAAAGAGATGAAACCTGGAGGCAACAACAAGACAGAGACCTAGGTCCAAGGATGGCTGGTCAAGAATGTGATTGCGATTTCCTATCCTCTGGAGATACAGTATTTGAACCTGAAGATATTACTTTCTACGAAGAAACATACCAAAAAGATCCTATGGAAAAAAGAGGAGTCGACGGTAACTTATGGATTTGGGAAGGAGTTGACTACAGCAAGTCATATATGGTTGTAGCGGATGTAGCGAGAGGAGATGCAACGGATTACTCTGCATTTCATATATTTGATATAGAAAATTGTGTACAAGTAGGTGAATACAAAGGAAAGATATCTCCTAAAGATTTTGGAAATGTACTTGTAGGAATAGCAGCTGAGTACAATGATGCTCTGTTAGTAGTTGAAAATGCTAATATTGGTTGGGCTACAATAGAACAGGTAATGGAAAGAGAATATAGAAATTTATACTATAGTCCTACTAATAATAGAGACACAGTAGAATCATATATGAATAAATTTGAACGTGATAAACTAGTACCTGGCTTTACTATGTCAGCTAAATCACGTCCATTAGTGATTGCTAAAGCAATCGAATATATAAGAGAACATTCTGTAAATATACAATCAAAAAGGCTAATGGCTGAGATGAGAGTATTTATATGGAAAAACGGTAAAGCACAAGCTCAAGATAGGTATAATGATGATTTGATTATTTCTTTTGCAACTGCTTTATATGTAAGAGATACTGCATTAAGACTGAGACAGCAGGGTATGGACCTAGCCAGAGCGTCATTATCATCGTTTACAAACCTCAATGCAAAGAACCAAGCTGTCATTAAAACAGTTGGTAATCAAGTAAAAAATCCTTATATTGTTAATACACCAGGAGGCGAACAAGATATCTCTTGGTTATTAAAATAGACTATTTATAATTAAAACGTACTTTAATGGCGGATAAATCCTTATTTGGTAGACTTAGAACACTTTTTTCAAACGATGTAGTAATTAGAAACGTCGGAGGAAAAGAACTTAAGATTGCTGATGTAAACAAAATACAGAATACCGGTAGGTATCAAACGAATTCTCTAGTAGATAGATTTAGTAGACTATATATCTACAATAATAAAAATATCTTTAACCCTAATATTAATTACCAGACACTAAGGATTCAATTATACTCTGATTATGAAGTAATGGATACTGATCCAATTATAGCTTCTGCATTAGATATATTAGCTGATGAAGCAACAGTTAAAAACGATCAAAACGAAATATTAGCAATACAATCATCAGACGAAAACATACAGAGAGTACTTTATAATTTATTTTACGATGTACTTAATATTGAGTTTAACCTTTGGTCTTGGACTAGAAACATGGTTAAGTACGGAGACTTCTTTTTAAAGTTAGAAATCTCAGAAAAGTTTGGAGTATATAATGTACTACCTTACACAGTTTATCACATGATAAGAAGAGAAGGAGAAGATCCTGATAATCCTTCTAAAGTAATATTTCAACTAGACCCAGACGGACTAGCATCATCTCAAAGTACTAATTACCTTCCAAAAAGAAAGTCTAACGAAAGAGTTATAGATTTTGATAATTACGAAATAGCTCACTTTAGATTAATATCTGATACTTCTTACCTACCATACGGTAGATCATATTTAGAACCAGCTAGAAAGATATATAAACAAGTTACTCTAATGGAAGATGCGATGTTGATTCACCGTATTATGAGAGCTCCAGAAAAGAGAATGTTCTATATTAATGTAGGACAAATTCCACCTACAGAAGTTGATCAGTTTATGCAAAAAACTATCAACACTATG